GCAGTCTTTAGTAAAATATGTGAAGAAACTGATCTATATTTTGACAACTTGGAGACAATAATTAAGATTAGAGATGATGCTCAGAGGATTTACTCTCAGCACTGCAGAGGTATCTCTGTTGATGCTCACATAGTAAACAACCACATAAATTATGTTGAAAAATTGTCTGCAGCTACTGGATGTAGATTTATATATTCTCCTTTGTCGCAGTGCATGATATATGATCAGATCCAAGAAGAGCTTGCTAGTGGCATGTCAAATTATGCAGGGTCTATACATCACCCTCAATTTAGTGAATTATTAACAGTCAAAGGTGCTTTCTCAACAGCCATGAACAGGAACTGTAAGGCAATTGAGGGTATGACCATACTGGCTAAAGAGGTTTCAATTAATTATCCTGTCACAACCTTGAACTGTGCTGCCCACATATTGGAGAAGATGTTTTCAGATCCAAGTTCAGTTCCCCTCCTGTTTGCTATCGTTCCAAAAGACCAAGTTGGTGGAGATAGGGAGATTTCAATGATGAATGAATATCTTAGAATACTCCAGTGCATCTGTGAGTCAATTGCACGTCATTACGGTAGATTGACCGGTGTTGATAAACTGTCTGACCCCAACAAAGATGCTGAATTTTATAAGTTGGTCATGATGGATGGGCCAATGTTCTCATTCATTGGTGATCAAACCAGATGGGGGCCCAACTTCAACACTATTGTTTTTGCAGATATGTTTGCAGTCATGAGCATGGTTAATTTGCCATGTGTCAATCTTGCTTCTCTAATTTGTTATCTGGCCCAAAGGAAAATATTCCTCTGTCCTAGTAGTGTTGACATTCATCAGATAGATGTAAAACATGTATCTAAAGATAGTAGATATACAGGTGTTTCTGCCCCTTCCCATATGGGTGAAGGCATATTCCATTACTCATCATCACTCTACCATGCATATGTTTCTAAATCATTTTGTAGGCTCATATCAACCCATCCATCATTATCTAGCTTCTCAACTCATATTCTAGTTACATCAGATGACATATCATTTGTCAATAAGAACATTGTACCTACAGATGTACCAATTTTAAGAAACTTCTATAAGGGATTCCAGAAATACCTAACACCAATGTCAATTAAAACATCCTCTTATAAGAATATGGAATCTGAGAATTATGTTGAATTTAACTCAATAGCAATATTCCCCACCAAGAGGACATATCTGTATCAAACACTCAAACAGATGGTTGGAAATGTGATGCTTCCAACAACACATACCTTTTGGAATGATGTCCAGGCTGCTGTATCAGGTTTCAACACAATTCTCAACTCTGGTGGATCTTTT